CCTTCCAATGGGAAATAAAACATATCCTCAGCAACCATACACAGAAATCACACGAGAAGAATACAACTCATATGTAGGAACTATTGGCAAGATTGACTGGTCTGCTATTTATGATGGCAAGGACAATCTTGACGCAGAATCTGAGAAATATTGCTCTACAGATGCCTGTGAAATCAAGTTATACTAGAGATATGGTATACTAATGGTTATGGATGCTTTAATCAACCCAAAAACTGGTGAACCGATTGTTAAAAATGTACGTAGACAGGTTATCGAAAAGAAGTATAACTGGGGTCTCTATGTTTATAAGAAGTCTAACGGTAAGTGGTTTACAGATGGGGATGGAAACATTTTAAACATTGAGTCTATGAGAGGCGATATTTCTAAAATATCACAACTTAGAGACGCTGCTAAGTATTACGGAGACGATGGTGAAGGGGATGCAGTATTTGTCCCTGGCCTTACCAGAGTTACAGATGAAGAATATTCTGAGCAAGTAGATAGAATGAAGGAAGGCCTAATTCCTTCAATGAATGATCTAGGCGCATGGCATGCAGCACAACAAACTCACGATAAGTATGGTAGCGATGAATAACGAATATCCAATATATGCAAAGTTAAATACACAAGAAAAAGATGAAAATCCTTTTATTGCTCAAGACCCATTTAATAAAAATTGGGAAGACTTAAAAGATCTTGGTGGTATTAACCAAAACTTTAAACGTAGAACAAGTCGTGTAGTCAACAAGGCTGTTGGAGATCCAGCATATCTTGATGCAGCAAATGCAATGCCTTCTGGCAGCGATTCAGCATCTAAGCAGATTAATCCTGGAACTGTTTATCGTAATGGGTATGGACTTTTTGATGTTATTACACCACCATACAATATGTATGAGTTGGCTAATTTTTATGATACTTGTTTTTCAAACCATGCAGCAATTGATGCAAAGGTAGAAAATATTGTAGGGCTTGGGTATAGATTTGATATTACAGATAGCACATCTCTTAGATTTGAAAACAGCGATGATGCAGACAAGGTTTCAAGAGCCCGCAAGAGAATTGAAAGAATGAAGATAGAGTTACGTGATTGGTTAGAAAACCTAAATGACGATGACTCTTTTACAAAGATTATGGAAAAGGTTTACACAGACCTTCAGGCAACTGGAAATGGCTTTATTGAAGTTGGTCGAAATGTCGAAGGACAAATCGGATATATCGGACATATCCCTGCAACAACTGTTCGTGTTCGTAGACTACATGATGGATTCTTGCAGATCATTGGAAATCAAGTTGTTTACTTTAGAAACTTCGGGGCAAAGAATCAAAACCCTGTAACCGTAGATCCAAGACCAAATGAAATTATTCACATTAAGGAATACTCTCCTCTTAATACATTCTATGGTGTTCCTGATATTATTTCAGCATTGCCGTCACTAATTGGCGATCAACTTGCATCACAATACAATATTGACTACTTTGAAAACAAAGCAGTCCCAAGATATATTATTACCCTTAAGGGTGCACAACTAAGTTCTGACTCAGAAGATAAGATGTTTAGATTCCTTCAGACTGGACTCAAGTCTCAATCACACAGAACTCTTTATATCCCGCTTCCTGGAGATACAGATCAAAATAAGGTTGAGTTTAAGATGGAGCCAATTGAAAACGGCATCCAAGACGGATCATTTAAAGAATATCGTAAGCAGAATCGTGATGATATTTTGATTGCTCACCAAGTTCCAATCTCTAAACTTGGTGGTTCAGAGTCTGGTTTAGCAGCAGCGCTTTCTCAAGATAGAACCTTCAAAGAGCAGGTAGCAAGGCCAGCGCAGCACCATCTTGAGAAGGTAATGAACAAGATTATTAGAGAGCAAACAGATATACTTGAACTAAAGTTTAACGAACTAACTCTTACAGATGAAATTGCTCAGGCTCAAATACTTGAGAAGTACGTTAAGTCTCAGATTATGCTTCCTAATGAAGCAAGAGAAATTCTTGATTTGCCACAAAGAGAGGGTGGAGATAATCCACTTGAACTAACAGCCAGATCAGCAGCAGACGCAAGGGCTAACCTTGCTGGCAATCGAGAAAGAGATACAGAAAGAACAAACAACGAATCAGACAGTGTTACAACCCTTTCTGGCAGAAATCCGCAGGGTGAAGGTAGATCGTCTCAATAGTTGAGAAACCTATATAAACGTTTGGTATAATAGATACGCTATGAAAATAAATAAGGCTTCCTGGGTTACGGAAGGCGACAATGTTCGTCTATCAATGCCCTTTGGAAAAGTAGACCAAGAGCGCAGAATCGTCTCAGGTTTTGCATCCCTAGATAATGTTGACAAGCAATATGACATTGTTACAACAGATGCATCTATGGAAGCATTTGCAAAATTCCGTGGAAACATTCGTGAAATGCATCAGCCATCAGCAGTTGGCAAGATGATTTCATTTAAAGAAGAAAAGTATTTTGACCCAGAGTCAAAGAAGTTTTATAAAGGAGTATATGTTTCTACATATATTTCTAAAGGTGCACAAAATGCGTGGGAAAAGGTTCTTGATGGAACCTACACTGGTTTTTCAATCGGGGGAAGAATGAACAAGTGGGATGATGCTTATGATGAAAAGATGGATAAGCAAATTAGAATTATTAAAGACTATGATCTAATTGAACTTTCTTTAGTCGATAGCCCAGCAAATCAATTTGCAAGTATCATGTCAGTAGAAAAGGTAGATGGCGTGGATATTATTAAGGCTGATGAGACTGTTCTTGAAAATGTTTTTTATGACAAAGATTCTGGCATTGTTGTCACATCAGAAGAAGAAACACAGTTAAGTCCTGTAACTGGCGAAGAAATGAAAAACATTGGTTTTGTAGAAAAGAATGATTCAGAAAAAGCAGATATGATAAAGTTCTTAGTTGATAGTGCTAAAGGCATTAGTACAATTAAGATTACAAAGGAGGTAAGTCCTATGACAGAAACAACAGAAGCAGCAGTTGATGCTGTAGTTGAAGATGTAGAGGTTGCTCCAGAGGCACAGCCAGCAGAAGTTCAAAAGACAGATGCAGTTATTGAAGAAGCAGCGGTTGCCGATGAAGCACCAGTTGTTGAAGCAGTAGATGGCGGTGCAGATTCTCCTGTTGCAGAAGCAGCAGTAGAAGAAGAGACTACAAAGGAAGCAGCAGACGTTATTGACGATGTTGCATCAGCAGTTAATGAAGAGATTGCAAAAGCAGTTTCAGAAATTAAAGAGTCTCTTACTAATGCCTTTGGCGATCTCGCTGCAACCATCAAGTCTCTTAATGAGCAGGTAGCAGCAGTAACAAAGTCCGTTGATAGTGTAACAGGTGAGGTTAACAATATCAAGGGTAACTTTAATGAGTTTGGCAAGCGAGTAGATGCCGTAGTTGCAGACACCGCTTTCCGCAAGTCTGGCGATCTAGGCGAGATCGTGCAGTTTGAACCTGTAAAGGTTCAGAAATCCCTATGGGGCGGACGTTTCCTCACAAATTCCGACCTATTAAGTTAAGATATAAAATCACTAGGAGGTGAACAATATGTCAGAACAAAATACAGATATCGTAAAGAACTATCCAGGTACTTCAACTGAATCACACGCCCACAACGGCGATGGTGCATTTGCATCAGGTGGTATCGGTGGCGCAACCACAACAGACTCTAACGGTAATCTCTCTCCAGCAGCATCCCTTGGTAACATTGCGACAGCAGCATGGGGAACAACTACTGGAGCAAACGCTGTAAATCCAACTGGTACACCAGGTGGTATTCTAGCACCAGAGCAGGCTCGTCGCTTCATCGACTATGTGTGGGATGCAACAGTTCTCGCCAAGGATGGTCGTAGAGTTACTATGCGTGCTAACACAATGGAACTTGAAAAAGTTAACGTTGGTGAGCGTGTAATCCGTGCTGCTGCTCAGGCACAGCCAGATTTCACAAACGCAGGTGCAACATTTACTAAGGTTGAACTTACTACTAAGAAGATTCGTCTCGACTGGGAAGTATCAACTGAAGCACTTGAAGACAATATTGAAGGTGGAGCACTTGAAGATCATCTAGTTCGCTTGATGACAAATGCTTTTGCTAACGATATCGAAGATCTTGCGATCAACGGTACAGGAACAGGCAATGACCCATTCCTCTCAATCATGACTGGCTTTGTAAAGCAAGTTAACCAGGTACAGGGAAATGATGCTCACGAAGCAGCAGTCTCTGTCTCTAACAACGAGTGGACACCAAACGTTATGCAGGACATTATCTTGGCAATGCCACGTAAGTACCGTGCACTTAAGTCAAACCTTAAGTTCTACGCAGGTACTGACGCATTCCAGGGTATCGTAAAGAATAACGGTACACTTGCAGATGCAATTGCAGAAGCAGTCTCTGGTCAAATCCCAGGAAGCACACAGTCAAACCGTCAGGCATACCTTGATGGTGCAGGACAGACATTTGGCGATGCACGTACAACTCGTGTACTCGGCATTACAGTCCAGGAAGTACCTTACTACCCAGCAGGTTATGTCGACTTGACATTCCCAGCAAACCGTGTATGGGGCTTCCAGCGAGATATCACAGTAAATCGTGAATATGTTGCTAAGAAGGACACAATCGAATACACAGTATTCGTTCGCTTTGGTATCCAATGGGAAGAGTTGGACGCAGTTGCTTACGCAGATGCAGACTCAACAGATTCCTAATTAGTATCAGGTAAAAGACAGAGGGGGGCAGCGTAAAAACTGCCCTCCTTAGTCATATAAAGGAGAGAAATGTCTTATCCAGGCAATCCAACAGAAGAGCATACCCATATTGGTGGTGGCTGCATAGCAGCAGGCGGAACAACAAATACTGTTATAACTAATCCAAACGGAACCATCACAGAAACTAATGCTTTGGGCTGCATACCAACTGCAAATTTTGGTGAAAATGTAATTGTTTCTGGCACTCCTTCGGGAATAAAAAGGCCACAAACCTTAAGAGGATCTTTAAGAAGATAACTCTGGTATAATTACAATTAAGTATAGGGAGATCAAATGAAGTTAAGCATGGAAGAGTTATCTAAAAAAACGGTAATGGAACTAAAGTCATATGCTAAGAAGAATAACATTGATCTATTTGGGGTAACTACTAAGTTAGAAATTTTAGAAGTAATTGCTAGTTTTCATCCAAATGATTCAAAAACTAAAACAGTTAAGGAAGAAAAGGCAGAACCAGAAAAAGTTGCTCTTTATTCAACCAGAAACATCCACTGGAATGGGCTGGGGGCTCTTACAGTAGGATATAACATCGTCTCAAAGGAGGCATCGGAAAAGATGGTTACCCATAAATCAGTACGCATAGCGTCACCTGAAGAGGTAGCATCATACTACGGTAAATAATTATGCAGATTCTAAGACTCCCACCATACCCACTATCTGTAACCTATACAGTCCCAGAAGCAAACCAAGAATATGTATTGGTTATAGAGGATGTAGTAGAGCAGTCAGAGTTAGTTGATTATGTAACCTCAAGCGCTAGTTCAAAAATAACATACTCCCTAGATGACAGTTTTGTTAGATACGATAAGTCCTACTCTCTTACAATTTATGAGGATTTGCTTGAAAGTGGAGATGTTATAACAGATCGGGGAGATATAGTAGTTCAAGATAACCTAGATATATCTCGCCCATATATTAACCCTACAGAATTAGCAGCAAGTTTTGGTTTGACAACAGCAACAGATATTGCAAAATATCAAGAGTACGAAAACTTAGCAAGAATACTTATCGACTCAATTACTGGTGGATTTTATTACAAGAGAAAATTTGTTGAACCAGTTGGCCAAGAGACCGACTATATGCCAGTTTGGGATAAAATAGAAAGACTAATAAAAGTTTATGAAAACTCTATCTTAGTATATGACCTATATGATATTGATGGGCCAGTACTTGGTGATTGGAACTATTTGATTACAAAAGATAAGAGCGCAATCATTAAAGATCCAGTTAATTCATCAGATGGATACAACAGATCTGAGCGTAAGCCAGCAAGAATTCCACTAGCGGCATCTGACTCTATTGCCCTTTTTGATACAGAGGATAGCGGAAATGTCGCAACTATTACACCTGGAGTAACTTTTCCAGCGGGAACTGACTATATTTTCTTGGCAGAAGTAGGATATAAAGTTGTTCCATATGATATTCAAGATGCAACAAAAATGTTGATAGAAGACATTAAGTGTGGCAAACTTGATTATTATAAGAGATATATTAAAAATTATAGTACAGATCAATTTAAGATTGAGTACGACAAGAGGATATCGGACGGGACTGGGAATATTATTGTTGACAAGATTCTATCTGGATATGTCAACAACATTAAGCGCATTGGAATTCTATAATGGATTTGTGCGAAGTTACAGACTTTTTGTACCCAATGAAAGCAGACCTGTATTACGCTACCATCAAGCAAAATGAATATGGTCAGCCACAAAAAACCTGGGTATACGACAGAAGCATTTTGTGTAATGCAACTCCAGCAGGAGGAGCATCTACTCAGGAAATCAAACCAGATGTATTTTTACAAAATAACGGTCAATTAATAGCAAGAGCAAAGGATGACCCACGAGTATCTTCTCAAGAATCAAATAATGCAATGACAAATATACTTGTAACAAATATTAGAAATAGCACAGACAACGTAATATATAAAGAAACAACAGGTCCAAGATCTGGAAGAGCAACAATCTATGAGTTTGCAACAGTTGAGCCTTTTGTCGGTCCATTTGGAGATATCCAGTACTACAAGATTCTATGGCGAAGATCAGAGAACCAATCAGTGGGTGACTAATGTTGCTTACAACTAATACAAAAAGTTTTGAAAAACAATTAGACAATATTATTAAATATTCTGGTGGTTTTCTCGATGGAGTACAAAAAGGAAAAACATCTTTTTTAAAGACTCTTGGCCAAGCAACCATTACGTCTATGGCACAATATGTTGATGCACAGGCAAGATCTAATCCAAGTGCTCTACATCATATTTATGAGTGGAATAGGGTTGGAAGTCCTAGTGCCAGACTTTTTGATTTACAATATACAATAAGCAATCTTGGATTATCAATAGGTGGCACATTTAGTCAATCAAGAACTGTCAAAGATGACTCTAATGTTCCTTTTTATGATAAAGCAAAAATTATGGAAAATGGTATACCAGTTACAATAACTCCTAAAAAAAGAGTCCTTGCATTTGAGGTTGGAGGAAGAACGGTATTTACCCCAAACTCAGTAACTGTAAATAATCCAGGTGGTAATGAGGTACAGGGGTCGTTTGAAAATACAGTAGACGAGTTTATTAGATTTTATTTCAAGCAATCATTCTTAAGGGCTTCTGGCATATATGACTATATCAAAAAGCCAGTTTTATACAAAAAAGAATTTAAATCAGGATCCAAACTTGGAAGAAGCAAGGGTTTCCAGACTGGGTTTAGATGGATAGCAAACGTAAAGATTGGTGTAGAATAGGGATATGGATACAGAGGCAATAGCACAACAAACATTTTTTCCAGGGTTTATAGTCAATGGATATATTGAAGAGCAACTAAAAGCATTTGAAGTAGTATCTCCAAACCAATCCTTTAGCCCTTTTATTCCTGTCATGTCAAGCAACATAGATGACCTATACGGAGAATTCCTAAATACAGACTCAGCCCTCCCAATCTATATTGCCTATGACAAATTGTCTAGATTTAGACCAAGTACATTTTACAGACATAAGAGAGAGCAACTGGTTTATACAGTCCATGGACCACAAGACAAGGTTTTTGCAGCAACTAGAATTATACAGGCAGCCCTGGATCGAGAGGACTCTGCTGCACAGGATGTAAACCTCTGGGCATCAGAAAATATAGGACTTATCTCAGGATCAGGCCAGATTACCCAATCTATATTTTTCCATAATTTTAAGACGTTTCAGATGGATGAGTCCAGAGATTTGCTAGAACTATCGGCAGTCAGGGCTATCTATAGGAACAAAATAGTCGTAGAATATGACTACCATACGTCAGATCCGCTTGACGCATTATACACCTAAAATGCTGTTATACTTAGGATGAGGAAACAAACGCCAACAACTTAATATCTATTCTTATAGAATATAGAAAGAGGTGAATAAATGGCATATAGTCGTGGAACATCTACCAACATTATCGTTGGTGCAGCAGCACTTTTTGTTGCAGATACAACCCTAACTCCAAATACTTTGGAAACATTTAGTACCGAGGTATCATTCAAGGAAACCCTTAGCAATGATGCAGGTTACACAAATGTAGGTTACACCATGAACGGTCTTGAATTGCAGTTCCAACCAGACTTCGGTGAAGTACAGGTTGACCAAATTCTTGACGTTGCTAAACTTTATAAGCAGGGTATGCAGGTTAATCTTGCAACTGCTTTCGCTGAAGCCACACTTGAGAACCTTCTCTTGGCTCTAGCATTTAACTCGGACGAACTAACTGGCTCAAGATCAACTCACACAGGACAGGTTTTGAACCTATCAGGTGGAGATATTGGTGAATGTCCAGTAGAGCGTGGAATTGTTGCTGTCGGTCCAGGTACAGGTGACTGTGTTGATTCTCCATTCGTGGAGCGTGTCTACACTGCATACCGTGCTTTGTCAATCGAAAACGTAACAGTTTCAGCAAAGCGTGATGAGGCTTCAATGTTTGAAGTATCATTCCGTTTGCTTCCAGAAGATACTTCAGGCTCATACGGTAAGATCGTTGATCGTACCTTCGGAGACCTATTGTCTTAATAGTTTAACTATTCATCAGAGCCCATCTCTTCGGAGGTGGGCTTTGTTGTTTTGTGATAGAATAGATTGATTATGGCAACTACTGTTTATGATAGTCAATTTGTTAGATTAATTGACAATAAAATAATTGAAATAACACCACTTAAGATTAAATATCTTCGTGAGTTTATGGATGCTTTTGATGCAATAAAGCAAGCAAAGAACGATGATGAATCTATTATTGTTTTAGTTGAATGTACTAGGGTATGTATGAAACAATACTATCCAGAAATATCATCCAGCGTAGAGGATATAGAAGATCACCTTGATCTCCCTACAATTTATAAAGTTCTAGAGGTTGCAGCAGGAATTAAAATAAATAAATCATCTGAAGAACCAGTAAAAAACCAAGCCGAAAAAGGTAATACTTGGAAAGACCTAGATCTAGCAAAGTTAGAGTCAGAGGTATTTTTGCTGGGTATATGGAAAGACTATCAGGAATTAGAACTATCTTTATCTATGCCAGAACTCATGGCAACATTAGAGATAAGTAGAGAATTAGATTATTCTGAAAAAAAATTTCTTGCTGCAATTCAAGGAGTAGACCTTGACAAAGAAACTGGAAAAACTAGGGGACAGCAAGAGTGGGAAGATATGAAAGCCAGAGTATTTAGTAATGGGCAAACAGGCGATTCTAATGATGTTCTATCACTGCAAGGACCAAAGGCTAAGCAACTTGGTTTTGGTATTGGCATGGGCTTAGATTACGAGAATCTAACATAAAAAATAGCCTTCTTGTGCTATAATTAACTAAGCCTACAAGGAGGAACAATGGCAACAACAGTACATGAGGGTAGAGAACTCACTCTTATGGATGGGACAAAGATTAGTGTTAGACCGCTTAAGATTTCTTTGCTTCGTCCATTTATGAGCGAGTTTGAAAAAATAGCAGAGGTGGCAGAAAATAACGAGAAGTCGATGGCTCTTCTTATGAAATGCGTACAGATTGCTATGAAGCAGTATAGTCCAGAAATTGCAGTGGACAAAGATAAACTAGAAGACATTCTTGATCTTCCAACAGTTTATGAAATCATTGAAGCAGCATCTGGAGTTAAACTTCAAGATGCTAACGCATTGCTAAACACAGTGCTTGCAAACAACTAAACAGTAGAAGAGGTGCTAGTCGATGGCTGACGTAAATGCTAATATTGGCGTACATATTGATACGTCTGCAGCACTTGCGGAACTTAAAAATTTACAGCGTCAACTAGCAACTTTTCACTCCTCAGTTTCAAAAGGTAGTGCCGCCAGCGCAATGGCACAAAAGAATTTACAGACCAATCTCTTAAATTCTATCAATGCTACGGGCAAGTTTACCGCCCAGATGGGCCTTGTTAGAACATCAACAGAATCATTTACGCATGCGCTTGAAAAGAATAAACTTGGCATGCGGGAATACTTCCGCTATGCAGGAGGAGCAACAAAAACTTTTGGTAGACTGTTCAAGCAAGAATTTGATACAATCAATAAGGTTGCTGAAGACCGTGTAAAGAAGATGCAGACCCAGTACATCAAGATGGGTCGTGATGCAAACGGTGCAATGAAGGCTATGGCTATTACGCCAAACACCTTGAACATGAAAGACTATGCCACGCAAACAGCGATGGCTGCACAGAAGCAAGCATTATTTAATCAATTAGTTAGACAAGGTTCTACCAACCTTCTGAACTTTGGTAAGAATACCCAATGGGCTGGTCGCCAGTTAATGGTTGGCTTTACTGTTCCACTTGCGTATTTGGGAACTGCAGCCGCAAAAACATTCATGGATTTAGAAAAACAAGCACTTAAGTTTAAGCGTGTCTACGGAGATATGTTTACAACAACGGATGAAACAAACAAAGCACTTGAAGAAATTCAGAAACTAGCAGAAGGTTTTACTAAGTATGGCGTAGCAGTAGCCGATACAATGGAAATGGCTGCATCTGCTGCAGCAATGGGTAAGACTGGTGCAGATCTTACAGCACAGGTTGCAGAGGCAACAAGGCTTGCTGTTCTTGGTGGCGTAGAACAAAGTCAGGCTCTTGAAACAACAATATCCCTAACCAATGCATTTGGCATAGCAGCAGAAGATCTTGCAAAGAAAATTAACTTCCTTAACTCAGTTGAAAACCAGACAGTAGTATCTATCGAAGATTTAA